TCAAGCAAGATACTCGGCTCTCCGTTTGTGTAATCTATTCTTGGTATGTCTAATCTGTCTGTTGTTTTTAGATATTCTTTTGGTTGGTCGCCTTTTACTAATTGTGCGCCCCAAAAAAATGCTGATTCTCCATTTGGTAAATCTCTTGCAAATTGTATTTGACCTAATGTTGAATTTTGTGTTGCTGTAAAACTTATAGATATACGACTCCAAGCATCTGTACTAACCTCACTAATTTTATCTACTGAATAAGATGCACTGCCATCATATATTAGCAAAGTCATTGTAGTCGCATCTATGTTTTTACAGAATATACTAAATGTATATGTAACACCATTTTGACAAGTAAAATTATTTCTAACTTTTGCACTTGTAGATGTTGCTAATACTTTTGTAGCGTTTCCTGTACCTATTGGAGAAAGTGTAGCATTTTCTGTTAAAGTAACATTTTGTATTTGCGCCCAAGAATTAAAATCTTCGCTATAAGTTAATAAATTATAAGGCACATCTTCTATAAGATAATCTTCGTTAACTCTTGTTCCTGTTGAGTTTCTGTCAAAGTCAAAGTCGGCATCTGTTATTTCTCTTAATGATATTTGTTCTATTGTTCCTTGAAAGGTATTACCAAATTGAAAATTATCTAAACTACCATCATTATCTAAATCTACAGAAAATCTACCAACAGCTTCATTGTCAATTGATATTGTTGTACCTCCTCCAAACTTTACAGTAAGGTTTCCTGATGTATATACAGAAATAACAAACTCCAATCTATATTTTCTATTTTGTACTACACCTATATTTGATTGTCTACAATCTGTTGTTGTAGTAGTAGATTTATTTAAAGTTGCATTTATAGTTCCATTATTAGTAAAAGTCCAATCTCCTGTAGTAGTCCAACTTGCAGTAAGCAAATTACTACCTAAAGCATAAGCAGGTTTTATAGAATATAAGTAGTCCTCAGCATAAGCTGTAGGTGTGGTTATTATTGATGCTTTACGTAATAGGTTACTCATAACATTGTTTTAAGTTATTTAACAATTGAATTGACATAGTGTTATTTTCGAAAATTTGTACTCTACGTTCCAGATCACTAAGCAAATAACTTACATAGTAATCATCACCAAAGTTAACATCATTAGTAGTTGAACCCCACCAACTATAACTATATATTTTTCCCCAGTTGCCTGTATTAGCTACAATACTCATATTTTATTTTTAGGTTTAACGTGTTTGTTTGTATCCACATATTTTTCATTTAAAAATTGTTGTAACTTAACAATATTTTCTTGTTTTGTTTTGTATTTTATAATACCCATCCACCAAAATCTGCATTACTACTTGGGTATGTATCGTCTTCTGTGTTCTGATTATATTCAGGATAAGTTGACTGATTATACACCATAAAATTTATAAAATTATTAGTGTAATATTGTGCAATATCTCTATATTTTTCTTGTAAATAATCTACTTCATTTTTCTCTACAGTTACAGCACTTTCACTAGTATGCTTATATACTCCGCCATTAGCCACTGTATACGCAGCAAATGGCATATATGTAGTTAAAGCCCAGTAAATAGTCATAGGCTTTAAATAAGTTTCTAATAGCGTTTTATAATCAGCATTAGCAGGATCATTAATTGTTCCAGCAACTATAAGGTTTTGTATTTTTTCATACAACTTAGTACCTGTATAATTTTGTATTTGTGTGTCCATAGCAATTTCCACCATGTAAATAAATTTATCAGGGTCTACATTCCCACTTAACACCGAGTAGCGTTTAATATCTTTTGTTGTTACAAATAATGCTGTTGCCATTAGTATTTATATTTTAAACTTCCATGGTTTGGTAAATCAAATGTCGCTTGTTTAGCTTGTTTACTACCCCAGGGGTTACGTTTATATGTTTTTGGTATTTCACCAGTTCTGCGGTAATTAGCCAAATCAGGTGAAACCTCTGCTCCTTTTTTTCTACGATACAATATTTCTTTCCAAGCATGTCTGCAGTAACAACCACCTTTGTATTTAAAGAGATCATAGGTTGTTGAGCCCTCTTTTGCAAAGCCACCATTTATGCCATCTCTACTTGCTTTATCAATATCTTCTATTCTGTAAACAATACCTTTGCTTGCAAGCTGCATCATGTTATCACAAAATGGCCTAGATTTGTAACTGCTTTTATCTTTTTGTATTGTTCCAGCGTTTGACTTTTTAAAATACTGGTAACGTATTTTGTAATTTTTGCTATCTAAGTCAGACCATTTACCCTCGCTGTATGCTATTGGGCTTGGGTTGTTAAATAAAACCTTTTTAATTTTACTTAAAGTTGTTTCTGGTATGTCTACTATGCTTGCATTAGCCCATTCCTGTATGCTAAGGTTTTCATCATCTACCTCGCGTTCATCAACTAGTTCCCATTCATCATTTATTTCTTCACCTTGTAATGCTGTAAATATAGCGTCAGCTTGTTCATCACTTAGTTTTGGGCGTTGGTCGCTTAGTTCAACACCAGTTTCTTCTTCAGCTACTTCCTCGTCAACACCTTGTAACTCGTCTATATCGTTAAATGCAAGTGGTTTTAAGGTTTTAAAATATAAACCTAATGCTATTTCATTAACTGTAAGTATTTCGTCCATAGAGTCAATTATCTGGTCTTGGTAACTTTTAATTACAATGTTATCCATTAGTAATGTAGCAGTTTCTATTTCATCAGCGTTGTTGCCTAAGCCATTATTGCCCTCTCTAATACCTAATAACATAGGCGAAGTAACTCTATGCGCTACTATTAGTTTTTTAAAACATTCATCACTTAAATATTGGTAATGCGCTGGGGCATCGTTTAATGGTATATCATCAACAGTTGTTTTGCTTTCTGAGTTATTGTTAAATGCTACAATTACTTTTTCACCGCGACTACCTGTAAGTTTGTTCATTACATCGCTTTTTATTTGTTGCATTTTATCAGGCTCAGGAACACCATTATTAAAGTTCACCACTTTAGTTCCGCTAAAGTTATTTATTGTATCGTTAATTAGGTAATCACCAATTTCATCTTCTAACTTTGCATAAGGCAAACCACCAGTGTAATCGCATGGGCTGTAATAATAATGCCCAGGCACGTAAGGGCGTAATACGTACATTTCATTTTCAGTGTTGTTACCAAAACCAAATGCCGGTATGCGTAAAGGTTTGTCTGATGGTTTTATAGTTGACCAATCGTTACTGTAGTACCATGCTTCTATTTCTCCTTCTTCGTTACATTTTTCTGATCTTAACGTTTCCATTGGAAAATGCGTTGCACTTACAACTTTACCATTTTGGTATGTTATTTGTAAAGCAGCCATGCCAAATATTTTAAAATCTTTTATGTATTTACGCAAACATTCTTTTTTAAATATAGTCATCATTTGTGCGTATTGCTCTGGCTTTTTATCTGCATCTAATGCTGCAATGCCACGCCCATAAATTTGGTTAGCAACACCGTTTATAATACTATGATTTGTTGTTGAATTTAAATAAAGTTCTATTAGATAATTAAAGTATTGGTTATCATCACCGTAATAAACCCATTCTTTGTTTTTAAGTTCAACTATTTTAGGTGCAGTATAAGCTGCTAAATTTGTTATGAATAAATCATTTGTCATAATACAATGTATTCGTTTGTGGTTTCATGCTCAGTATATTCATTGTTGTTTATACTGTAAACCGAAATGTTTTGGTCTGTACAGAATATGTTATCTTTATAAATAACATCACTGTTGTTTAATACACTTATGTTATAAAAAGTACCCTCTTTAAGCACTGGGTTAAATGTAACATCTGTTTTTAAATAGTATGCTTCAGTTGTAAATGTTAAACCAGTATAAGTTGTGCTTGTATTGGTGTCTTCGTTGTGTATTACAATACTAGTAGCTGCGTATTCACGTGGAATAAATTTAATTTCTTGCGCAGAACTGCTAGTTGTTAATATTATCATTGTTGTTTTTTATAAAACATAAAAATACATTTATTGTTAAATGTTATGTAAAAAAAAAGCCACCTTAAAAAAAGTGGCTTTATAATATGAAATTAAAAAGTTATTACGTACCGCTAACAACAGTTGTGTTTGTTGTATCGTTAATAATTGTAGGGTCAATAAAGAAAGCTGGTTCTTTTTCAGTTCCAGTAAAGGTAATGTTATACCCATTTAAATCTCCCATTGCAGCTCCTGAAGCCGTAGAAGGAGCTACCTCACAACCGTTTTCTATTCCCGCTAAAACGTATCTAGTTTCGTCGCTAGCACCGTAGTTATAAAATTCAACCACAACTTGGGGTCTACCCCAGCTAAGTAGTTTCATTTGCTTTCTAGTAGTTGCATCTTGCTTTTTAAGAACAATTGTTCCTGTTTGTGTAAAAAAGCTAGTTCCATTTTCTCTAGAGTTTTCATTTGTTTCATCAAACGAATTAGCACCTTTTAAATCATATTTGTACAATGTTAAAGCAGAAGCAAAACCTGTAATAATTTCGTCTGAGTCAAAAGTAGCAGTATCTAATAAACCATTTGTGTAGTTTATAAAATAAATTGCTCTAATTCCTCCAACGGAATCTTTACATGGTTCTAATCTACCTAAAGAAATATCACAAGACATAATTTAAAGTTTTTTAATATAAGGGGCAAATTAATGCCCCATATATAGGTTAATATTTATGAATAATATACTACGTCAGCACCAACGCCAATTGCACATCCAGCTGTAAACCTCATAACGATTCTAACGTTTTTTGATCCGTCAATGTCAGCCATGTCAATTACACGTACCTCGTTCCAGTCATTCATGAGACCAGTACCAAAGAATAAGTTGCTAGATTCTGCTGCAAACATGTGGTCTGCAGTTAATCCTCTTGCTACAAAAATTGGAACTCCATTATAGCTTAAAGAACCGTTGTTATACCACATTGTTCCTTTGTTATCTACACCGTTTGCACCGATAGTAGCTGCGAAACCGCCAAGAACTTGTACATATAATTTAGCTGCTTTAGGGCTAATATAAAGTTTTAAATCTTCTTTACCATATAAAGAGTTAGGAATAGCATCTACAACCTTTTGCATTTCAGCTAAAATGTTACCTGAAGTTAAAGTTGTTCCTGTTACTGGTACTACTCCTGAACCACCTGCTGCTGCTAATGCTTCAAAACCATTATATTGACCAGCTGTAGCTGTAGCACCCTGCCAGATGTTAATTTCGTTTTGAGCTGCTACTTTAGCTGCTACGTGAGCAATTAAATAGTCCGCAAAAGAAGTAGGAAGTTGGTCAAATGCGCTATATCCCATCTGGATAGCATCCCACGTGTTAATAAAGTCTGATTTACATAATTGTAAGTTTACCTGAAATTCTTCTGGTTGCAAAATTACTTCGCTTAAAGTTACCGAAGAACTAGCGTCGAAGTCACATGAACCATCCGCAATTAAAGAACCAGTTTCAACACGTTGAATTACTTCTTTAAATTTTACGTTTGGCATAACTTCAACTCCTCCGTCAGCAATAGTTGATGACGATAATAATGCCGCAGAAATGTACTTCTGACTAAATTCCCCAGCATAAGTTGATGTAATGTTTACTGTTGTTGCCATTGTTAAAAATTAATTATTGATTATTATTTTGAAAAAATTTGATTAAATACTCTTTGTCTTAAATCTGAAACCTTACCAATTTTTGTTAATTCAATTTGTTGGTTAGCCTCAGGGTTATGTTTTATTTGTTTTGGTGCTGCAGAAAGCTCTTCTTTTTGCTCGTTAACTTCTTGGTTTTCCTCTGTAACTTCTTCGTTAACTTCTTCAAGGTTTTCAGCTTCTTGGCTTAATTCCTCTTTTTGCATTAATGCTTCATGCTCTCTTTTTAAGTCAGCAATTGCATCTTCAAGGTTTTTTATTCTTTTTTCCATACCAGCCCAATCTTGTACGTCAGCTTCTTTGCCGTCATCTTCAAGTTCAGTTTCCTGTGCCATTTCCTCTTTGTCTTCGTATTTCATTTCTTTGTCTTCTTCTTCCTCTTCTTCTTTTTCATCTTTTAAAGATTCAATAACACCGTCTTCTTTTACGTATAAAAGTTTACCATCTTCCATTAGGTATTCACCAGCAGGAACTGGTATTTTTTCGTCATTTTCTGACATGATAAAAACCTCGTTGCCAGCAGCAAATTGATCAGCTACTAAACGCGTACCGTTTTCAAGTAATTTCTCTTCAAGTTTAACATCTAAACCTAAAATAGTTCTTACTTTATTTAAAGTTTCTTTAGCATCCATTTTAATATATATTATTTGGTTATTTTTTTTTGTAAAACAGGTTAATTTAATTGTTGTTGTAAATTCAACCGTTTTGGCCTGTTAATGCGCCTATGCCTTGGTTTTGTAAATCACCGTTACAGCATTTAGTGCTATAAGTACCATTTTTACACAAACAGCCTCTACGGCCACTAGTAGGGCTTGTTTTACTTGGTGTTGCTTGTATTTTATTGTAAGGCATCTATTAATTTTTTTATAAGAAGTTCTTCTTCGCTTAATTGGTCTTTTTGTTTATCTTGTGGGCGTTGTAATTTGTCTGCAAAATAGCCCTCTATGCTAAAACCTTTAACTTTGCCTGTTTTTACGTAGTCGTTCCATACTTCATCGTTGTCTACTTTCATGCTAACCATCCAAGTACCAACAGGTACGTTTAAACCGTATTTACGGCTTTTATCGTGTACATCGTCTTCAACTAACCAAGATTCAACTACAGTCATACCGCCTATGGCTTCTGCATGCTCTAGGGTTGCTTTACTTTGGTTGCCACGTTTTAAAAACATTTGGCTAGCTTTAACTACTGTATCTTTGCTGAAGAAAATATAAAATTCTTCTTCACCGTTGCTTCTATATATGGGTTTCTCTGGAACAAGTGCAGCCCCCATCAGTATTCGTTTCTCTGCAGATACTTCTGCAAGTTTGATTTCCTGTTGCTGGTTTTTTAAGGCAACAAAGTCCTCCTCTATCGCAGGTTGTTCTACTACACTGATCGCATCCACACCGCTCAGCTCCTCGTCCTCGTTGATTACTAGTTCTATTATGTTCATTGCTCATTTTTTTAAAAACATTGTTAATTTTACTTTGTTATAATTATCCGCCTAAAGTTGCACCTGTAATTATGTTGTTTTCTAGGCTTTGTGCTGTTGTAACATCTTGGCTAACCACATATGCTTGTACAGGTTGTTGTTCTTGTTCACCAATAGCTGTAGCTAATTGGCTTGTAGCAGTTGCACCAACTACATTAAATTGTGGCACTGCTGGTTCTGCACCACCACCTGTAGGGCGTAAACCTCCGGCCGCAGCTGGTGATTCTGGGTTTGTTGCTATTATTTTAGCTAATTGTGCAGCACTAAATGCCCCAGCAATAATTGCTTGTTGTAAAGGATAACCAGGGTTCACTGCTGTTATTGGAGATGATTGCGCTGTTGTATATGCATTCTGTACTGACTGTATTCCGCTAATAACTGTTTGGCCTATTGCAGCTATTTTACCTACCTTGCTACCTTTTTTAGCTATTTGCCCTACTAAAGCAAATACCTGGCCAGCTTGAGCTATTTTAGCTTGAGCCACCATTTTATCTACATTTTCCTCTTTCTTTTTATTATTGGTTTCTAACTCTAAATATTTATCACTGTAGAACTTTTTAATCTGCATTTTTTGCTCTTCAGTAGCATTAAGCCTATCAAGTTCTGCTAGTGTGCGTTGCTCCTCAAGTTGTAGTTTTTGTAACTCGGTTTCAGCTTCTTCATCTTCTTTTCTTTTTTTGAAGTCATCTAAAGTTGTTTGTATGGCTTCACCATTTGCTTTTATTTTATCAAATTGCTCTTTAGTAACAAAACCAACGCCTGGCAAAAATACATACTCAGATGCTAATTGAGCAGATGCAGCTTTACGTTCTGCTTTTTCTTCACGTAAGGCAGTGGTAATTTCTGCTGTTAAAAGTTTTTGCCTACGTAAACGTTTAGTTTCTAAGTCAGTAACGGCTGCTTGTAGCCTAGCTTGTTCATCTAGATCTTCTTTTGTGCTTTTACCTAGTTCATTTTCAGCTTTTTTGGCTTCAAATCTAAGTTTTGCAGCTTCAATTTCTTTTTTAGTTATTTCTTCTTCAATTTTACCGGCTTCTTTTAAGGCTGTAATACGTTCTTCAATGCTAATGTTTTCTTTATCAGCTGCTTTTTCACGTAATTCATTGAATTTTCTGTTTGCTTCAGCTCTATCTAATATTAATTGCCTGTCTACTTTGTCAGCTTTAGCGCGTTTGTTTGCTATGTCATCAACTATTGCACCCTCTTTTTTAATTGTATCTGTAAAATTAACTATAGCATCGGTTGCATCATTTATATTGTTTTTGGCTTCACCAAAAGCCCTTGCAGCACCCCCTAAGTCACCCTTAGCTAGTTTAAATAACGCTTTACCAGCATTTATAACAGACATACCAAAGTCAGCAAATATATCTAACGTGTTGTTAACCACATTGCCTATTTGTGACATTAACTTAATGAATTTGTTTTGGCCTTCTTCTGATCTAGTAAATGCTTGTTGTAAACTACCTAATAATACTACAAAAGCACCAATACCTGTAGCAATTAAAGCCACTTTAAATTTACCTAATGATTTTATAGAGCCACCAATAGCTAGCTTCATGCTTTTAAAACTGCTAATTAAACCGCCAGTTGCGCGGTCAGCAATACTGGTTGCTTCGTTTAAATCACCTTGTGACTTTTTTAATTCCTTAACTTGTTTGTCAGCCTTTTTACGCTCTGTGTTTAATTGTTTTAAATCTTGTTTTTCTTCTTTTAAACGTTGTTTAGTTTTATCAATAGCTTGTTGGTAGTCGCGTTGGCGGCCTAATTGCTTTGGACCTAGTTCTTTTTGTTCTTTTTCAAGTTGTATTATTTCAGCTTCTAGCTTATTAATAGAATCAACAGTTTCTTCAACTCTTTTGTCTAAAAGTTCAAAGTCCTTTATTGCTTGTTGTAAGTTAACATTAACTTTTATATTTGCTTGCTCTGTTGCCATTTGTATTTGCGTTTAATTTGTTGAAATCCTTCTTTTAAAGTTTCAGGTAATTTGTACTTACCTTTTGCTATTTCTATAGTGTTATGTTTACCATAAAAATTATCAATATTTAAAAATTTAAAAATTATCATGTTGTAATTAATTCTAATTCTGATTTATTGGTTAATAAATTTACTTTTATGCTATTTATTCTGTATTTTTTACCACTAACTACTATATAATCATTTAACTTATAATTTAATATTATACGTAACGGTAAATAAGCTGTTAGTTTAATTATTCTAGCATTAAACCTAAAAACATTAGTTATATAATTGTAATAATAGTTTTGGAATAACGTACCACTAAAACTAGTTAATGGCCTGTCGTATTCATTTATTTCTGGACCAAAGTTTATATTATCTTCCCCACTAGTATTGTTTAAATATCTACTATTACTTGGAACTATATAATTACTAATACTTTTATGGGTAGATGGTGTATCTCTATATTGTATGTTGGTGCCTGAATTTCTTAATGGATAAAATAATAATGGTTTACCTTTATAACTATCTTGGTTTTCATTAACACTCCAACCCCATTGTATTGTTGTATTATTACCTGAATTTAAGTCAATTAGTCTTTCATATTTCATATGTGAAAAAGGTAATTTAACATTGTAGGTAGCTCCATCAATTCTTAATGTATCGCTATCTTCGTTCCATTGTTCTGTGCCCCAGCTTTGGTTAAATAATTGTTCGTGGTTTACTGCTAAAAATGTTTTTAAATCTTCGTAAGTAAAGTTTACTTCTTTAAAAGGTAAAGCTACATCAACCTGTGATTCTTTAACATCTACATACTCTGTAATGTCATAAGTATTTACATTTGATAAATTATAATAACTCTCGCTACTAGCGTTATCTAAAGTTCTTACTTCTATTTTATCATCATCATTTACAAAAGCAATAAGGTTAAACATTTTAAATAAACCATTAATAAAATCAATTACTTTTATTTCTGGCATTTGGTCTGCAATATCAAACGTGGCTACAGCTGGTGTATTTATATTACCAGAAGTTATTGTGTTTGTATAACTACTAGTGCCACCAAATTCATCATATATAATACCCTGTAATGTTATTGATATGTTACTTATAATTACATTAGCATTAGCACTTATAACTACGTGCCATGTTCCAGCCATTGTACTAATTGCCCCTAGTTCAGCAGTGCCTAAAGTATAAGCACCTTGTGAAGCCGTTCTTGAAGTTGTGTAAACTAAACTTTGATTTTTAAAAAACTCTATTGTATACGCTGTAGTTGAATCCGCTATGCTCATACTAAAACTAGTTCCAAAATCAGCAAAATCAGATGTTATACCATAAGTAGAACCCAAACCAGCACCACCTTCATTTAAATCTCCACCAGACCAACTATCTATAGTAAACTGAAAACTATTTACACTTGTGCTTGTGCTAACCTCACCTGATTTACGGTTTAACCACATATATAAATTATAATAGTTATAATTAGTAGTGTTAAAAAAATCAGTAGTAAACTCAATATCACTATATGTATTTTCTATAGCTTCTATGATACTATGTACTCTAAGCGCGAATTTAAGATCTGTATAACTTACGCCGTGATTATGTGTGCCCCCACCACCACTATCAACCCATAAATTACCAGTATCCGCTATATGCTCTCCATCTTTATAATATAATTGTAAACCATGAGTAATTAAAGGAGCAACTAAAGTGTTTTTAGCTGTTGATGGTTGTAATTGTAGTTTTTCTTCTATTGAGTCATTTTCCCATATTGGTGATAATAAAACTCTATAATCATCATTAGCTGCAAATATATCTGCGTTTAAGGTTAATTGTTGGTTGCTATCAACACTAAGTACTGTTGCGTATGTTCCATCATCTACATTGTGTACTCTATCACCCTCTGATGTTGTTGTGGTAAAACTACCACCAAAATCTGTTAATTTATTAGTTGCAGTTAATGTACAAGTGCCTGAATCTTTTACCTCTATAAATTGTAAGTTGTTTAGTTTATCTTCGCCAACAATATCTTTTAAATCAACCGCTTTACCATAAAACACTATTTTATAAGCATGTGGTTTATTATTTTTTAAGGCTACATTATTTAGTTTTATTTTACCTTGTTTAAAATCAACACCATTTAATTTTATAGTAGCATTAACACGTGCTCTGGCATCAAAACCATTTACAATATCATAATTATAGTAGTGTCTGAATATTAAATTATTAGTAGACGAGGCCGGTAAACTAAACTGTTGGCTAAAAGTTGTAAATACTTTACTTATATCTTTTATGTTTTTTATAGTGTCAGTAATTGTTACCGACTCATCTTTAAATAAATCAACCCTAGTGTTTTCAATAAATAATTGTATTGTTTGCATTATCTTATATTGTTGATAGTGTTAAAAGCAAAATCTAATTCTATTGTATAATTAATTAATTTATCTGTTAATGATGTTTTATATGTAATATTGCTACTTGATATATTTACACCTAATGTTTGGTTATTATATTCTATCCATACCTTTTCGCTTAAAAATAGTTGTTTAAATAACTCATTATTGCTTTCAGGATAGTAACCACTATTTAATGTTAGTTTTTGATCACCATTTTTAGTAAGTATTCTATTTTGAGCGTTATATATATTGTAACTACCATCTTCTACTATATTAGCTTTATACATTTCCTTTCGCGTGGTCATACTAAGTTGTGAGTTTTTGAAGAACCATAAATTTTGATATGCACCAAATTTATTTATAAAAGTTAGTTTATATGGAATGTATTTACATTCCTGTATGTTATCTACATCAATAACTGTTACACCATTGTTATCATCTACATAAATAGTGTCAACAGGATAAATAGTAGTGTCTTGTAAAAAATCTGTTAAACAACTGCTACCTTCAAAAGTACCACCATCAAGTAATACTCTGTCTTCATAACTATCAACACCACTCGCTTCATTACTTATATATTGTACATGGTCTTGTATTCTATAAGGTAATGTAGGTGTAAAACTATATGTTTGTTGATTTTTATAAAAAAAAGCTACACTATTAGTGTTAACAGGATCTATAGCTACACGCACTGGGGCGTCATCAGATTTTAATATTTTTGTATTACTTTGTAAGTAACCTTGATTAAGTTGAGGATTTGCACCATCTTCAAAATAACCATAACCATAAAATGCTCTATTTGCTAAGTTATCAACAGGTGTTTGTACTCCACTAGTATGTGTTTCAGTTATTCTATAATCTACATAACGTGTAGTAGCTTCATCTAAAGTAGTAATTAATTCAGGATAGTCACCAGTAAATTGCGCCTTTATGTAATCTTTAATTAATTCACTTATTTCAAATGTTACCTTGTTATTTATAGCTGTAGATTGTAATGTGTATTGTGGACTACTTTGCCAACTTGTATTAGCAAGACCATCATATATTTCTATTTCTAATTGAACGCTAACTAAATTAGCATTTGATACGTTTATAAAATATGGGCTTAATACATTAATTTTTGCCATTTTCTAGTTTTTTAAATGTTTTTGTTATTTGTACGTTAAAGTCATCTAGTATTGTTTGGTTTAAATCTTCAAAGGCTTTGTTAAATGGGGTGGTAAAAAATAAGCTAGGCTTTATGCCTTTTTCAAATATGCTACGTGCTATAGCAAAATTAGCAGCTTTACGTGGTAAAAACCTACCTTTATCATCTCTTGGTGCAATGCCTTTCCTTATTCTCCATTGGTCAAAAGCACTTGGGGGCGGCATACCTTTTAAACCTTGTTTGCCACCTTTGCTTCTGAACCTATATGGTGTGTTGCGCCTTACTTTAGTACCGCTTACACCTTTATCAATAAATTGACCATAGTATTGCATTATAAATTCAACAACCCAGTTTTTACCATTTGGCATTACTTCAAACGCTAATGATTTACTTAATGAACCAGATGCATTTTGGCCTTTGTTTTTGTAACCACCTTTAGTTAAATTTAACCTAGATTGGCTTACAACGTATTCACCAAATTGTTCTAATATGGGTTTTAAGTTGCGCATATTGTCATGTCATTTGGTATTAATATATTAAAGGTAACAGTCCAACCGGCTAGTTTGTTTTCAAACCTATCGGTAAAGGGCTCGCAAACAGGTTGCCCATCAAGTTGGTATTTGTCTGTATATAAATCACCTCTGTAAAGTAATTCTAGTAAACGGTTAGCTACGGCTAATTGTGTATTCCAAACATCTTGCTCGTTGTTGTTGCCTCTAAATTCAGCAGGAACACCATCAGCGTATTCTTTGCTTTCGTTTACTATGTCCATAACTAATAGGCTAATTGAAAAATTCCAAACATTGCCTTGTAACGTTGCGTTATTGACCTGAAAGTGGCTTAACGGGAATATTGTTTGTTTAGCTAAGTCAACTTCAAATATATCACCATAGGTTACTGTATTAACAAAGTCATCTTGTTGTAATTGTTGTCTTATTTTTTCTGTAATGTTATAAAAACCTTGCATTATTGTTTAAATTTTTGTTTAATCATTAAGTTTTCTAATTCTATTTTTTCTTTTTCAAAAGCTAAGTACATATAACATTTATGTAAATTTAACTTGCTAACGGCATTAAACCTTGTAACATCTCCCTGAGCGAGCGTATAGAGCTCTGAATATCCACTCCATTTTTTTGCAAACTGGCTTGCAGCGTTGAGTCCTCTTGTATCTGCTGTTGCAAATAGTTCAGGGTAGAGTTCATTAAGGCGTTGGTTAAACTGTAAAAAAAAACAATAGCACCTAATACAACATCAAGTGGCATTTGTTTTAGTTTTTCAGCATAAGCATAACTACCAGTGTATTCCTCAATTAAATATTGCTCACGTATTTTTTGTTTAATTGGCCTAAATAATACAGCCATTGCTTTATGCATGCTACCGTATTGGTTCATGTATTTTGTAACATCTAGGTTTTCACCATAGGTAATGTCATCTAATTTAGGAATAAAACCATACTCTATGCCATTTAATTTAAAAGTACGTATTAATTCATGTTCTTGTTTTAAAATGGCTTGTATTTGCATTAAATAAATATCAACGTGTTTTGCTGGTAGTTTATTTAACTCTGGTTGTGTTAAACCTAAAAAGCATTTTAGCAAGTCCTGTTCAGTAGGGTCTTCTATTTGCATGTACTTTTGATAACTATGTAAAGGAACATTGCTTAAACTAATTTTTTTTAACTTCATAATAATAATTGTAAAGTTGATTTACTTTATCCCATAGTGTTTTGTCTTGCTTATATACTTGGTTACCATGTATAATTTTATTTGGTGTATGTATTTGCAGTTTAACGTCTGGGTTTTTACCTGGCCTTTGTGGCACTACAATTACTTTTATACCTTTTGCAAAACAATAACTAATAGCTTTAGTGTTTATCAACTTTGTTTTTTATATAACAAAAAAAGGGGCTACATGTATAATGCAACCCCCTTTGGACTAAACTAACTAACTAATTAAAAAATGTAGTTTATAAGTGCTTCAAGTGATAGTAATGCTATGCTAGCTATTAGTAATGCAATACTAAATAAACTTAAAGCAGCTGTTCGTACTAATTTGTCGTAATATTTATTCATTGTTTAATTTTAATTTTATTATTTCTTTTTGCAATTTACTTATTTCGCTTCTAAACATATTAACTGTATTTGTGTTAATTAGTTTTTCATCATCAACTTGCCTGGTTAAAGATGATACCTTAGATTTAAGAAGCTGGTTTTCTACCAGTAATTCGTGTATTGCTTGTTTTTCCCTAGTGTACATGTTTTTATTATTAGTTTAATACTTTAACTTGAGTGAGGTGCTCCCTTAGGTAATTAAGTCCGGTATGTACTTTTCTTACCTCCCAGCTCTACCAGTTGCCGGTTACTTTGTCAGAGTCTTTAATGTTTTGTTCAACAGTCCTTTGTTCTTCTCTTACCTACTTGCTGCTATATAACTATCGTACCTTTTTTGACTATTCCTGTTGTGGAAGTAGGCGGTTAACCCTACACCTTTTATATTTTCACACCTTAGTAAGTACATCGCTTCTCATCTTACATAAATGCTGTTTATAAGTCTGACTCTATGCAAGAAACAATTGTCCTCAAGTTTGTTTTCAGTATTTTAATGAACATTGTAGAATTAACTACACAACAAATATAAACACAAATGTTAATAAAACAAGCACTTTGGCTGATTTTAACAAAATTTTAACATTTCATTAACACTTTTACAGGGTAAGTATAATTTAAAATACAAAGTATTTGCCTTTATGTGGGTTTTGTAATTGGCTAGTTAAAGCATACCTAGCAGCATCTATGCAATGGTTAAATGCATCTATTGGTTTGTTTAGTGTATTGCCCTCTTTGTCTTTTAACCAAATGTAGTTTTGTAATTCCTTTATTAAATTAACACTTTTATTAGTAACGTATATTTTGTTTTGGTTTATTAAGTTAAGGCCATATACAATGCTGTCTTTACCTTTTTGGCATGGTAGCACTGTATTACCATAGTTGTTTAATTCAGCAATACTTTTAGGTTCAGCACTATCTGCATATATGATATCTGCTACATTATAGTTTTTAAGTAATTTGTTTATGTCGCTATTAAGTAAACCCTTTTGGTAAACAACCTCATCAAATATATAAGCATCATTGTATTTGTATAATGCAATTAAAGTTGTTGGATCTGCACTGTAACCAAAGTCCATGCCGTAACAAAGTAAACGTGCTTCAGCTGGTAAATCAATGGCTTGCCAGTCAGGTATGCAAGCACCCTCAAGTGTTCCTATTTCACCAAGGCCATATACTTGCCACCAGTTTTTCCAGTAAGTGCTGGTGTGCGCTTTTAGTTTAGCTTGTTCAATGTCTTTTATTATTTCAGGGCTTAGTGCTTCGTTGTCTTGGTAGGTTAATTTAATAAAGTCAGTATCAGTATTGTTTTGTAATTCAGTATGCGCCCAAAAACTTGATGTAGGGTTAAAGTCAAGCCATATAGTACCGCTTGTACGTATTGCTAATTGGTTGTAAGCATCAAAGGGTATGTTGTTGGCTTCGTTTACATATAGTATGTTACGCCTTGCCCCACGTAGTTTATCCGCACTTTCAATACTAAAAAACTCTATATAACTACCATTGGTAAATGTATATTTTAATATTGACTTGTTAAATTGTGCATCGCTATAGCGTTTGGTCATTATCATTATTTTTAAGAAGTCTTTTAATGCACCTCTACGTAAATGTGGTATTGACTCGCTTACTATGCTTATTTCAGTTTGTGGGTTTCTTATTGCTGTATCTACAAGCAAAGGTATTATGCCAAATGTTTTGCCAGCACTAGTACCACCTTGTACTATGCGTTTACGGCTTTTTAACTTAGCTAATTTTTTTATTGCAGTTGTTACAATAAAGTCCACTATAAGTCAGTAATGTTAAATAATGGTTGTTCTGCGTTTAAGGTAATGTCTTTGGTTTCACGTGGTTTACCGGCATAGTAGTGGTAAAACAATTGTACAAATTTAAACTCACCGCTTTCAATGCCAGCTTTAAGTGCTGCAAACGCTTGTGGTTCAAGTGGCGTTAAACGTTCAATTAGCTTTACTTCCTCAGCTTTTGACTTACGCCCACTGTTAGCATGCCCACCGTTGTTTTTTCTACCGTCCATAAGATTGAAAAAAATTGTTAGTAATTATTTTTTTAATAACCTTTATTGTTTGTTTTTGTTAACTAGCATGTTTTTAATTGTGTTAAAACGTAGCTCAGCGTTTTGTATTTCGTTATTAGGTATTTGGCCTATTATGTTTATTAAGTTTGTGTATTGTATTGGTAGTTTTTGTTGTTTTAGTTTATTGTATTTTTCTTTTAAGTGCATGTAGCGTTGCTCAATAGGCATTTCATCATTGTTGGTTAGTTCTGCATAAACGTTATATAGTTTTTTGTCGTACAGTTTTATTGCAGGAAATATATTATTAATGCTATGTATTACGGTAGCATGGGTTTTGTTTAGTGTTTGGCCTATTTCTTTTAATGTAAGTTGTGTTAAATCTTTACATAGTTTAAAGTAAATTGCCCTGGCATATACGTGTTCGCGTTTACGGCTATTGGTTGTTATTTCTGTTTTTGTGTATTGTGTTACTAATTGTTGTATTCTTTTTGTTTCCATGTTATTTGTTTTAAATCGTCTTCAAATGTATAATAAGTTATTAAATGATATAGTATATAAAATTTGTAATGTTCTATTGCGCGGTGTATTCCTGCGCATGCTAAGTATTGTTCTAGCTGTATGTATTCGTTTAGCATTTGTTGTAACTCTGTAATTGTTACCCCATTTTCTAGTTCGTATAATGTTAAGGCATAATATTCATAAATTGTTTGGTGCATTTAAAATAAGCTAGTTTGTTGTTTAGTGTGTATTTGTTGTTGCTTGCCTAATTGCATTTGTAGTTCTTGGTGTGTACTACTATGCATTAAACAATGCAATATAACACTTAAACAAACATTGCTGTTTTTTAATTCTAAATCTGCGTTTATATTGTTTACTCTTGTTTGTATGCTTTTTAAATGGCGTTGTGTTTGTTGGCTGTTGCGTTGCTTGCGCCCTTGTTTACCATCGCCAAGTATTTTAATTATAAATGGTTTTGCTTTTTTTATAAATGTACTGTTAGTAAAGCGGTCACCCTCGTAAAATATTATGTGGTTATTGTTTTTTTGTAAGAATTCATCTAAGCTAGACATTACATTCATGGCAAGTTTATCGCTGCCATCAAACATATCACCTACGTAAGTACCTGTAATTATATATTGGTCATTATGTAAATAACGTAACAAACCTACATTGTTTGCATGAGCAACTTGTAAACTATTTATAAGTTTTTTTATTACATAGGTTTTACCAACGCCACAATTACCAGTTATTAATATATTTATTGCCATAGTGTATTTGTTCTAAAGTTATTTTTATAGTATGGGTATTCGTGTTCCATCATTATTACTTGGCCAGTTAAACGGTAGTGGTTTTGTTTTTCTTTACAAAGTTTTAATTTACTAGGATTATGTTCGCAACGCAAGTATTCAGGTAAATATTTTTTACGCGCTGCATGAAATATATTAAATTTAGTTTGCCATTTTTGTTCTGCATGTGTTATGCGGTCGTAAAACATATCGTTGTAAACATTAGGGTAACGTCTGTTTACTCTATGCCAACCCTTGTAACAACATAAGGTAGTTTCAAGCGTAAAGTAATTTACAAAAGGCATGTTAATGTATTGTTTGGCTTCTTGCAATAGTAATTGGCCTTGCGTTTTTAATTCATCAATAATGTTATCTGTGTAAGCTACAGGGTTGTTTTTAGTCCAATCTAAGTCATCTCTGCCTAAAACCTTACATAAACCATTACGGTGGCTTTTACTACCTTTTAAATCATCTAAAAATAATTCATTGCATTCTACGTTTAAACCTATAATGTTTAGGTATTCAATATAACTAAAAGCACTTAAACGCCCAAAGTATAAAAAGTCATTATTAACTACTTGCCATAGTTTTTTAAAATTTGTATGCGCATTGCTTGTGTTGCATATATTGCTAAAGAACTCGGTTTGTGTTTTACCATTTAAAAGGTTTAAGTAATTTTCTATGCATTGTATAAAAGAGTTTTTAAAATAACGTCTGTCGGTATCCCAACCAAATAGTTTATAGTTTTGGTAAAACCATTCTTTTAATTTATATAAATTCAGTTTGTGTATATTGTTAAACTTTTTAAATATTATATAACTAGTTACTATGTTTTGGCTGCAACCGTTTATAAAACATAACCAGTAGGCTTGTTCTTTATTTAATTTAAGTTCATCAATTATATGTGGTATTGCATAATACACCGCACCGGCATGGCCTCTGTATTTAGTATGGAATTTGTAAAAGTCCAAAAATACTTTGCGCCTGTATTGTGGTAACCTAAAATCTAAACCTGGTTGTAAATTGTAAATAGGTTGTACTTGTACTAATCCTGTTGTTTGCAAAATAAATTAATTTCGTTACATAAATAACCTAATGTTAAACGCTCAGCTTGTTGTGTGTTTAATAAAAAACCGTATTCAGTTCCTTGGTTTTTAGTAGTAAAGCCTGGCTTTAACTTTGGTTTGTTTTTATAATAATACTGTTGTAGTAATTTTGTGCTAAATACATAACATTTGTTGTGGTCACCAATTACATAAAAGCGTTGTTTTACTTTTTGGTCTTTAAATATACCACTAGGGTATGTAGCATGTTCATAGCGACGTTCAACACTAATGTAAAGGTTGCCAGTTTTTTTAAACGTTTGGTCGTTTTTTATTTCCCAACCCTCGTAGTTTTCACCTATGGTGTATTGTTCTTGTTTTGTTTTACAATGCGTTAAAGTAATGCCCCAGTATTTTTTTAGGTTCTGGTAAACATAGGCTTCAAATTGTAAACCCTTTTGTTGTTTTGTAATCATAATGTTAAATACCCTGTTTTATCTTGTTTTATGTTTTGTAGCTCTTGGCTAGGCTGGTTGCATTTATACATGTATTCCCTGTAGTATAAAACAAAACTTATACGCAACCAATCATCGCTTTTGTTTGTTATTTCAGTATTACCATGCCATTTGTGTACATCAACAAATAGTACATCATTGTTTTGCATGTCTATAGCTACTTTGTATTCAGGTAAACAAAAGTAACCCCCATCGTAAGACCCCTGGCGATAAGTAACCAAATTGCCAAACCCCTCAGGGAAGTCACCGCTATCTTTATGTACAGCTGTACGAAAGTTTTTATTTACTGTTACAGTTGTAAAACTTGTATCACCAATAACATAATTACGGTTTGTTCCGTCTGCAATTGCTTTTTGTTTTTGGTAATGTGTTGGGCATAAATTACTATATAGGTAATCAATGTATTCAACAAACGGAATACCCTGTTTAAACTTATCAAAATACTTACGTGCAAATGCAGTTTTACGGCAATACTTTACCATTGCACTACTATCCATATAACCTACGTTACCGCTATAAACTTTATTGCCAACAGTAATGTTACTTACACTACCATCTTTACGTATGCGTTTATGACTGCTACCACTAGCTATGCCACGCCCATCAGTATATTCTATGCTGTCTTTAAAACTGTTGTAACCTAGCTTTAGTATATTGTCAGGTATTGCATTTTTACGGTATCTAAATAATAGTTGACCGTTTAAATCGTAACCGTCAGTATCTTCTGTTATAAGTGTGTTATAATGTTTGTCAGTTAAAAACGTGCCTTTAAATTTATCAGCTTGTTTGCCTTTGTAATGGTTTGCTAGTTTAATTGTTTTCATTTGCTTGTTTTAGTATTAGTAGTAAATAATCGCTTAGGTTGCCTTTTGTTTGCGCAGCTTCACCGTAAACTTTTTTCATACCTATTTTACATAAATGTTTAAATTGTTTTAGTTCTTGTTTGCTAAAATATAAAAGTGTTGTAGTTATTTCTACGTCTTCTATAGGGCTGTTGTCAGTACCCCAATTGTCTTCAAATAGTTTCATTGTTTAATAGTTTTAAAAGTTTGTGGCATTGTATGTATTTTTCACGCGCTTTTTGTTTGTATATTTTTTTATATAACATAAAAGTTTGTTTTATATATTGGTATTTAGTAGTACAATTTGCAAATATTTTTTGTGCATACTTTTTACCGTAGCCTTTACAAAAGTTAACATTGTCAGCACTATCGCCTACTATCATTTGTGTATAAAAATTGTTTAAGGCTTGTTGTGGTGTTATGTCATATATTTCTTTATGCTTGTAATGGTAGTTGTATATTAATGCTGGTAGTTGTTTGTAATCTTTATCAAGGCTAACAATAATAAGATTATCACGCCCATATTGTTTTGCTAACTTATGCCAATAAATACTAATTAAGTCATCGGTTTCCATACCGCATGCATTTTTACATTGCCACTGTTGGTTTAAATATTCTTGTAGGTTTGGTAGTTGTTTTGGTAATTGTTTTTTTTTGCGGTTTAATTTATAAGTGTTATCTATTTTTTTACGGTAATTGCCTCTTGACCCAGCAAATACTAAAACTTGTTCAACTGGCCAGGTTTCATCTATGTAGTTTACAATAGACATAAATACTTCATCAAACTTGCCTTGTGCTTCTATTAAGTCATCGTTTACGTTTATACAACTTGACCACAATAAACTGTCTGCATCAAAAAGAACTAGCATAAAGTACCGTCTAATAAATCAGCGTATAAATCTTCTTCTATTTGTTCGTAATCTATGTCGCTAATAATGTTACTGACTTCTGCTTCTGGGTGGTCGTTTAAATATATTTTTTCAATATTTAATTGCGCTGGAAAACCTGGGTGGAAATGGTCGCCAGGCTCGGCTTCTTCATAAGTACCTGTAATAAACAAAGTAGTTTGGTAAAGTATGTATTCAGTGGTAAATTTATGCTTTTTGTTCTTCATCTTTTTTAATGTTTAATATGTCTTCTATTTTATCTATTCGTGTACGCATTGACATTACAGCTACATATAAACTGGTGAGTACTTTTTCCATTTTAGCCATGCGTTGTTGGTGTGTGTATTTTTTAGGTTTTTTCATATTGTAATATAATAAACATTTTGTTAATTAAATAATGTTTAACAATGTTTTAACATTTATAAATTCATTAACTCGTTTATAGCAATACGGCCATCTATAACAACGCCACATGCTATTGCTGGTTTTTTACCACGCTTTGCATAAGCCATTGCGTAACTTTCAAAGTCAATACCGCAACCAACTTGCATACCAAATACTTTAAAGTTTTGGCCTACAAAAAACTCTGTATAACATTGTGTATGTAAATGGCCTTGTACTGTACTTTGCATGTCTGCTTTGCATTTAGTACGTGCCGTTCCGGCTTCACCATGTATGTATTGTACACCATCAATTACATGGCGGTCAACAAACTTCCAGCCAGGCACTTCTAGTACTTCTTTGTATGCTTTTATCCATTTTTTAGGTACTTGGCTTGTTTGTGCTTTACGCATTATTATACGGTCGTGGTTACCAATTGTAACTATAGCTTTTGGAAAAGCCTTATACCAACGGCTTATACGCTTTATTGCTAGTTCAAGTTCATCAGCACCGCCTAGTGCTTCGGTATCGGTTTCATGGTAACTACTGTAGTGGTTGTCTATTACATCACCAATAAAAACTACTTTGTTGCAATTGTATTTAGCATAGGTTTCTGTACAGTGGTCAAGGTATTGGTCAAGGCAAAATGGTTCGTGTAAATCGCCTATGACTAAAACTCTATTAGCTTTGCTTGTAATGTTTTTAAAAGCCTTTAGCTTGTTGCCTTTTAAACGTGGTCTAATTTCCATAAGTTTTGTATATTTTTTGCAACTCACTTATCATAGTACGTACACAACTGCTGCATGATGATTTTTGTTTTTTAGTTTGAAATATTCTATTATATATTTTTAGTAATTCGCCTTGCGTTTGTGAACTAATTACACCCTTTGGGTTATTAAAAAAAGTATTTAAATAATAGTATTCATGTTCTGCAAGGCATAAAGGTTTATTGTATTTAAATAAAGTGTTTAGTTTTTGTTTTCTAGCATCACAACCGCAATCTTCCCCAGCAACCCATTTAACTAGTTTTTTAATACCTGTTGCTTTTGTTATTTTTTCAACAGTATCGCCTAAACCTTGGCTTTGTGCATCAAAGTTTTGTTTCCAATCTTTGTATGCTTTTGTGCGTTTGTCTTTTGGTGGTTTCATTTTAATTGATTAAAAATATTATTATTAGTGTTAATATTAAGCCTATATAACTTATGGCTGTTGCTTTTAATTTGTCTTCATATTTTTTCATAATTTATTGTAATCTTGGTTTTTATAATCCTGGTAATCTTCAGCGAATTTATCACGCATTAATTGTTTACCTTTTTTTAATGTATGAAATATATTTACAAAACTTATTCCAGTTTCTTTGGCCATACCCCTAATGCTTAAAGGTGTATCGCGGTAAATTTCAAATATGCGTTTACTGTACCAATCCCAGTTGGTAAGTTCTTTATCCATTTTATTTATAAGTTTGCCAAATGCAATTTCTTGTTCTAAGTTATTGTTAGCTGTAAACTTATGTAAGTTTTGTTGTGTAATTTCTTTAAAGCCATCGTCTTTGTAAAAATCATCAATGTTAATTTTATGTATTTTATTTTTATTAATTACGTAGTCAAGGTATATACTACGCAAAACAAAAAACATATAACCTTTGCTAAGTTTACCGTTTTTAAATAGCTTGTTAGGGTTGGTGTATTTGTGTAATTTTATATAGGCTTCTTGTACAATGTCTTCAGCATAACTACCAGCACCAAATTTTTTTGCTATTAAAACCCAGTCATCATGGTATTTTGCTACTTGTTTAAGCCACTTCATTAAAATTGTTTTAAAGGGTTGTATAAATTATCTATAACTTGGGGTAAGCCGTAGTCGTTTATTTTAAAACTAAATTGCTGGAAACCATACCCTCTACTACGTTTACATGCAACAGATATCCAACCTTTGTTAGAACTGTTTTTACTAAGTTGTATTTGCGTTTCAGTTTTCTTTTCTAAAAAACTACCTAAATGCCCAGTAGGTTTATCTACATTGCCAGGGTTTGTATGTATTACAGTTATTATGTGGCAATTATAAACTTGCGACCATTCCATAATTTTCTGTACAACTTCATTGCTTTGTTCTATATTATTTACATCACCACATAAATCAGCAACGCCATCTATAATAACTAAGCCAACTTGGCCTTTTTGTATTTTATTTTGTAAGTAATATTCTATAAATTGTAAACGCTCTTTATAGCCAATAGTACGCAAACCAAAGGTATGGTAACAACCAACATCATTACCATCATTCATATCAATAACGCGCCTAAACACACGCTGCGCATGGTATTTACCTTGTTCAGTATCTATGTGAATTAGGCAACGGTTATCTCTATGCCCTTTTATATTGCAGCCGTATTTATTATTTCCACTTAAATAAACACTAGCTAATAAACTTATAAAGTATGTCTTGTGGGTTTTTGGTGGGGCTTGTACAAAACTAAAATTTCCATACGTACCTATAGGTATTGGTAATTCTATTTCACCGTTTATGGTTTTTATTTTATTAGTTCCTATAGATAATGCAACTGGTGGGTATTTAATTTTTTCTTGCGTATTTATAACGCAATTTTTTTCAATTACTTCTAGTTGCTTTTTGGTTAGTTTTTGCATTTATTAAAAAGGTAAATCTATATCGTCATCTGTTTTAATTGGTTCTTGTACTTTTGGGGCTTCCTGTTTGTCTTCCTGTTGTTTTTTAAAAACTGGTAGAGGTTTTTCATCACTGTATAAAACAATACCGTTACCAACGTATGTACGTTGTTGCTTGCCTTGTCTTTCCTCTTGCGATTGCGACAACCACGCGCTAGTTGTTTGGTTGTATTCGTTTGGTTCATCAGCTATGCCAATAGTAATATCAACGTATGTTCCTTTTTCACCTTTTACGTATTTATCTAAAGGTATTTTTTTTACGTTTATTCTTGCTGTAATTAAGTGTGCCATATTATTTATTTGTTAAGGTTTGTAATTTTTCTTTTGTATTGTATTTTGATTTTTTAAAATCCTCAGACTCGTCTTCACCAAATACTCCTAATTGATAAAAGCCTGTAACTTTTAAAACTGCTCTTGATAATGCTCTTTTTTCTGCCATTTCAGCTACATACCATGTATTAGTATTGCCATCTTTAAATGTACTGCCTTTTAAGGCACTACCATAAGTTTCCATAACTTGTTTAGCATCTACATAACCAGTAGCTTTAATAACTGCAAAATCTTTTTGTAATACTTTAGCTTCAAATTGTACTTGTATATTAGCTACGGCTTGTATTTTTTCAATACCTGACCTGGTTATAATAACATAATGCTGATGCTTGTAAACATCATCTTTTGTTAATTCATATTTTACATATAAATCTTTTAGTGTTTCTCTGTTCATGTTTGTTTTTTTAAATTTAATAATTCTGTTTGTACTTTGTTAAGTTCGCTTTTTAAAAGTTTGTTGCTTAAATGCACATTATTGAAGTGGAAAAACATTTCCCTAAGTTTACTAGCTAGTTCTTTTAACTTTCTGTTATTAGGGTTTGCTTTTATTAAACTCTGCATGCTTTTACTTAATTGCTCAAAACAATTGTTAAAATATATTTGTTGTAATACTTCTTCTTTAGTCTGCATTTTCTAATACAAATTTTCTTGCAGCTTCTTTAAAACTTTTTTTGCAATTTTTATCTAACAAATCAATAACTATTTTTTTAAGTTCGCTATTGTTTTGTTTTAAATCTATAATTAAATCATAGAATTCTCTGTTTTGTTTTCTTAAAGAATTTATTTGATGTTCTTGAAACTCAAACATTGTTCTCCTTGCTGTTGGTTCTTCTCTACTCATAACTACTTATAAATGTTTCATGGTTATTGTAAGTAAAATAAACTGATGCCTTTTGGTTGTGCGCTACTATTTGCGCTTGTAAAGGGTCTGTTATTCTAGCGTAAATTTTACCATTTTTGTATAAAATGTATTCTTGTGTTTTGCTCATGTTTTTTTATTTAAAATTAATTAAATAACTAACAATACTTATAGTGTTATATAAGTTTAACAAAATTTTAACAGTTAAAAAGGGTGCTGTTAACACCCTTAATAAAAACAAAATAAACAAGAATTATAGCAGTTTATCTACTAAAAATTTATAATAACCTATTTTTTGTTGTAACTGGTCATCTGTGTATTTTACAATGTTTTGGCTTTTTAATAAAAGTTTTTCACTAGTACCAGTACCTATGTTTTTGTCTAGCCATAGGCTAAATTTATATTGTTCGCCGTATTTAAAAACATTACAACCACTGCATTGCACCTGTACATTGGTAGCATCCCAACGCGTTGCATAATTTTTACGGCTGATAAAATGACCAGCTTGTAATTTAGTCCAATGATCTACCTTGCCACATGTTACGCATTGTGAATATTCATTTTTGGCTTTACGTAATCTAATGTATTTACTAAATATAGTATCTAGTTTTTTTATCAGGGTTTTACGGCTAGGTTTTTTCATTTATTGGGCTGTACATAAAGTTATAACAAATTTTTTTAAATAGTAAAACTAAAATATAAACTAAATGTTAATAACTTATATTATATATTAAGCGCGCGCATTTATATATATAATAATTAATATAATATATTATATAATATTTTATATAATAAATTTATATAATAAATAAATATATAAATTAATATATAATAATATAAATATATATATAAATAATTCAATATTTATCTTCCTTGACCCCTGTAAGTTTTTTTGTAACCTTTTGAACTTTTTAATCTTGATTGGTTTTTTGTATGTGGATGACTCTTTCTTTTAGGTTTTCTATAAATTGCTACTTGTATTTTTCTAGCCATTATCTATTTTTTTTAGTTTGTTAATAGCCCAATTAATTCCTGCACTTCCACCCCAAGCATCCCACATAATTCCTCCACATCCTTCAGAGTAGGGTACGTCTTTATGTTGTTGATGTCTTTTGAAGCTAGCCATTCTAGCAATAGTTGATCTACTTATGTTTTCTCCATTAGCTAATTGGTTTGCTCTTTTCCAACCAACTGGTGTTCCACAACTACTACCATTTTCTTTTTTCCATTTAAGAGCTCTTTTAGCATTGTTTCTTGCACCCTTAGGATAATCGTTATAAGTTTCAAGATCAGTTTCTATTATGTCCTCTAACTCTAATAATAATAATAAGTCTTCTAATTTATCCATTTTTAATTTTTGAAAATTTTTCTACACCTCTTGAACCAAAGTAAGCAGCTATTATAATACTAATTACCCCTGATATATCTTCTAATGAATATTCTAAAAACCAACCTGTAACATAACTTAAACTAAAAAATATTAAGGTTAACGGTCTTACGTTTTTACTTAACCAACTATCGCTTGTCATGTCGCTAGCCCACCTTTTACTAACTTCTTGTAGCTCTATAGAGTCCATTTCAAGTAGTTTTAAGGCATGTTCTTTGTCTTGTGGGGTAATTTGTTTATCGGCTATAATTAAATCCTTTACAACTCCTAATATGCCAGAGTCAGTTAAATTATTACCTAGGCTGTTAAGTAAGCCTTTTTGGCCTATAAGGAACTGGCCAACTTTTGTATCTTTAAATTTCTTTTTCATGCCAAATAAAACTTATACAAATTATTAATAAATATATATTTAGTTCAGTGAAATTGTTTTCTTCATCTGGTGGTAAATAACTAAAACCTAATAAAACACCAATACGGCTACGGTCTATTATTATGATTTCCATCTTGCTTTTTTACCTCTTATATCGTAGTGTACAAATGTATCGTACAAACCTAAACCACCCTGTAACATTTCACCATTGCTAATAAAGTCATCTATGTATTGATGTACTATATTTGTAGGTAATGCTTTTATAACAATATCAGCAGCTTTACCAAATTGATGTTGGCTATTGGTTACCCCACCAATTTTTAAATTATGTTCTGGGCAACGGTAACCGCTATTTATTTTTATTGGTTTGTTTAAGTAATCTCTTAGGTATTGTAATTGGTTAGCTACTTTAGTAATGTTAACATAAACATCATCAGGCATTTGGCAACCACATTTACAATTAAATTCTTTTTTTGAAAAGTTTTTTGTCATAGCAAATTTTTATTAATATAATTAAAAATATAACTGTTTGTAGGTTTATGTGGTGCTCGCCGCATGTTCCTAGTAAGTGTTTTATAAATTCCATATTTATTTTAAATTATTTACTTTTTGTTGTACTTCTTCTATAGCTACGTTTAATTTAAAAGTTATATCAGCTTCCCATTTATGTACTGGTTTTTTATTGCTGTAAAGTATTATTACAGGAACTTTTTTAATTACTGACCTGGCTTCAGGTGATTGGTCTTCATACCAACCAAAATCTACTTTACAATTTTTTAACTTAGATAAATCTACGTTATTAGCTCTGTTCCACTTACTATTTATTTGTAACACCTTAATTACTTTTGCATCTGTATCTGCTTTTACTGGTATTAAAAATAGTAATATGAATAAAATTAATCTCATTATTTTTTTATTTCGTACAACCTTTGCTCAATTGTTTCTAACTTTTCAAAGTTTTTTTCTATTAAGTCCCTATTGGTTTTTATTTCACTTCTTATAGCGTTATCCTTTAAATCGTATTCTTGTCTACTAATTACAGGATCAGGCTTTTCCATAGCTGTAGCAATATCTGATTTTAATGCAAAATACATACTTGCCAAAGCAATAACAAAACCTATAATTGTTGATATTGTTTTTATATCTAAAGTTATTTCTGTTTGATCACTAATCTTATTCATTTTTCTTTTCTATATATATCATAGCAAACAGCTATGGCTTGATTTTTAGGAAATTCAGTTAAAGCCTTGTTTAAACAACGCGTCATGAACTCACTTTGTTTTTCTTCCTTTTTTGGTTTTGGTAAAGGCATTATAATTTGTTTGCTAAATATGATACTCCCATAAATCCATGCATACCTTCTGTGTCAATGTCAATAGCATAACTCTTCCATCCATAAGGGTGGTCTACAGTTACGTTTCCGTCTTCGTCAGTCTCTTCTAAATCTTTCCAAAGTACATCTACATGATATTTTTCTGATAGTACAGGTGCTTTAGTTTCTTCTCCATCTTCATCATACTCTCCAGCTTCTAAAACTATGTTTCCAA